CCAATACCCAAAGCTAGTTTACCAGCATCGCTTTTGAGAAACTTTTTGGCCTTTTTTTTAACTGACGATAATAGTCCCATAAATTTCCTTGTAAATGATGTAGGCAGGTTAAAGGGAATTCCTGAAAATCCCTGAACAATATAGTATTACTTTACTTTTTTACCTTCGTCAATGAATCTTCCACGGAAACCATGGGTGCCGTAGTGAGTAATATAGGCATCCACATTGGCGTAGATCTTACCTCCGATGTCCGTCCAGCGTTTGCAGAAGGCATAGTCTTCTCCCAAAAATACTCCTGTTTCAGGATTAAAATCGGTATCGAAGAAGTTCCATACATTTTCACTCGTGGACATGAGTCCATTGACTAATTGTTTTTGTTTAATTTTCATCTTGGGATAGGATTTCATCATCTTATCAAAGACTTCTTTCTTAATAAGCATGCAGCCTGCCGGACCTTTAACAATTTCACATAGACCACCCTTACTTTCAATTTTATTTTTATCAGGAAATTCTAGACAGAAATAATGAGGGCAATCTTCTATCGGTTTACCCGACCTAGAGGATAATTTTCGTGCCTTATCCCAATCAAATACTTTCATGGGGTAAGGGGTTAGAACAATATCTTTGTTGTGATTCATCATGGTTGGAATAGAGGGTGGATCAAATTCAATATCAGAGTCGACAAACAACATGTGGGAACAATGGGAATTAAGGAAAGCTTGTACGCATAGGTTTCTTCCTTGAGTAACCAGGGACGATTGGACCATATGAAATTTAACACTTATTTTTTTAGAAAGACAGATGGCTTGAAGTTCTAAAACAGATTTAACATAGGAAAGGACCAGGGTTCCCATGCAAGGAGTGACCACAAATAGACTATTAGGAATAATGTCCTGGGTAGGTTCATCAACTAGCTTAGTTCCGTCGACCGTGTTTTGAGGAAAGAGTTTCGTGTCTTCTTTAAATTTATCTTCTGTTAAAAGTCCATCATCCATCCCCATGAGAAATTCCTTTATGAGTTAAAGCGTTGTCTAAAAATGCAACCCATTCTTTAATCCGTTCATCCCAGCTATAAAAATGATTGAAATGTTGACGTTGATTTTCTAGACGTTGCTGAATATCGTCAGTCGGTAAAATTTTTTTAATATAAAGGACATGAGCTGCAAATTCTTCAGCGAGTCTTTTAGGGTTGGTATCATAATTGACATAGTATCCATAGTCTCCGCACGTTTCCGGGAGGGCGCCAAAGTTTGTGACGAGGGGAATATTACCAGAGGCCATAGCTTCAATGGCTGAGATGCAAGAAGTCTCTTCCCAAATACAGGGATAAGCAAAGACATGGCTCGACTGCATAGCATCAATAATTTCTAGATTAGGTTTGTAACCGATGTAATTAACCTTATCCATTTTACGGGCATGTTCATAAAGAGGTTCATAATATTTATCATTGGCTTTTTTAAATTGATCTCCATAAAGTTGAGTGGAACTATAAACATCTAGTTGAATTTCCTCGTTAACAAGATGGTGCATTGCTGCTAAAAGAATATTTAATCCTCTCCAAGGGGTAGAAACGTGGATAAGTCTTAAAGGTTTGTCTGCTTGGTACCTCGATCGTTGAAGCCATTTAATTTTAGGTAATGCATTCTTAATAACACGGCAACGAACAGTAGGAAGATTAAAGTAAAGCCGATACTTTTCAAAATTCCAATGAGAATTAAAAATATACCAATCATATTTATTATGGTTCTCCGGTTTCGAAAACCACGGTTGGATGTTGGGTTGATCATGAGAATTTTTCAACCATAAAATATTAAGTTTACCTTTCTCAATAGGATTTTTTTCAGGAATCGATGTCGTAAGATTAATTTTTTTCCAGTAGTGCTCAGGAAGTCTTTTCTTAAGCTCGTCGAACTGTAGTTCTGTTCCACCTTTAGGATTCATCTTTTAAAGTCCCACTCCCCATAACCACTTTAGGAACGGTGACTTTAACATCTCTTCTAATATGCTCTTTCTGTGTAGCTGTATTAGGATCTTTCACATCGTCCTCTGCTTCTTTATCTGACATATATTCTTTTTTAGTTTTGGTATTGGTTAGGGTAACCTCGGTTTCACATCGATAGCGTGGAATACTTTTACCACCCACATCCATAATATAATCTATAACTGTTCCTGATTCTTTAAAAGGCATTAGGTTCTATCCTGTTGTAAGACACTAACCGATATATTAGCAGTAGTGGCTGTGGTTGTAAATTTTAAGATATCGCTCTCTTCTAAAACTAAAAGAGTACTTTCATCCCCTTCTAAAAATTCTTTTTTACCCTTGGCTGGAACGCTAGCTATTACTTTATAAATAAAATCAGTGGAGCTACCGCTATCGGTAACCGTGAGTGTCCAATCCGGGGTTGAAGAAGCATGGGTATTATAGACGGATATAGATTTAACTAAGGCTACCGTTTCAGCCGGACAGGTATAAACGGTTGTAATGTTTGTGGTAGCATCAGCCTTCCAGATATTTCTATAGGTATTTGCCATTTCTTCTTTTCCTTAATTTAACTTAAGTGATGAATAAAGTAAAGACTTCATACTCATCGGTTAATTGTTGTTGATAAGTGGTATTAAGTTTTTGTACTACAGATGCTACATTGTCTGCGAGTCCTTGAACGTTCATAGCATCAAAGTCTGGACCTAGAATCGTTGCTACAACTTCACTAATCTTTGCCATGTTCCTCCATTAAAATATAGGATATATAGATGAGGCATAAAAAATTCTTCATTTTATCTTCTGCCTCCTGGGTGAATATCTAATCTAAAAGTTCCCATTCTCCAAGTCTGTCCTGTGTCTACATTGCCGACTTTAATAGCAATTTGTCTTGCTCGTTGTCGAGTAAAGATTTGAGTCGTTGAAGTCGTGGCATTATAAGAAGTAGAGGTTGCTGTACTACTTGGAAATTCTTTAGTGTTTAAATAAACTTTAGCGGTCCCTGTTTGAGATCCAAAGTCGGGTATGATTCTACTAATTCTCATCATGAATTCTCCACCAATCGGTCCCTCAATTCCTTGAGTACCAATATCATAGTCTCCTGATTCCACGCTAGCGGCGATGGCATTTGTTGTGCCGCTGGCAAAAACTTCATCGGTTCCTTTTTCTTGTTGCCAATAATAACTAGCGCCATTAGAAATACCTACAACGGTTGGATAAGTAGGAGCTACCCCACTTTTAAATTCAGTTGCATAAGGTTTAGTGAAAACTCCTTCAATGCTCCACGTTGAACGAGCAAGAGAAGAAGTATACCAGATTGGATTTTGCGGAGAGGAATCTAAATAATTATAGGTCACGGATCGATCGACATAATTCGAACTATTGCTTGGATAAAACCAAGTGATCTCTCCAAATAAAGCGTTAACGGCCACATGAATTTGTTGATTGGCGTCGGCATTAATATCTTCAAAGACATAGTCTTCTACCAGACAAGGCATTAATTCTACTCGTCCTCCATTAAATTGATAGAACCCGGTAGGTCCCATCCAGTAAGCTATACCATTGACTTCAGCTGCTGCATGTTGACTGGACATTCCACAATTGGTTCCCATTTGTTGAAATCCAAACGTTAAAGGAGGTCCAATAAATTTCATGGTATACATGGCAGTATCCGACCAAATATAAACGGCTGTCCTTCCTACAATGGCTCCCATAAGTTTAGAACCATCGGTAAGTCTTTGACTACCTGCTGTGTTGCTAGCGGTCGGAGTCCAGACGGTTGTCGATTCTTGATTAGACCAACGAACAAACATGTCATCTTGAGTTGTTGAAGATTGAAGTGTGGTTTCTGTACCAACACAAATTAAATGACGGTCGGGGGTCGAGAGAACCATATCTCTTGAAGCCGTAGGAACTTCTGATCCGGTAACTAATACCGCTCTTACTTCTAAATTAGGTAGAGAAGGTTCCCATTTAAAAATAGTTTTATTATGAATAAGCGCTAATAAATCTTCTCCATAGTTAAGAAGTCTCCATTGCGCAGGTTCAATAATAATATTTGATGAGGAACTTGCACTACCCCAGCCCACATAGTTTGTGGCATCGTAAGTTGCTGCGCCACTCGAATGAGCCGCTGTTGAGGTTCCATTGGTTCCTCTAGTAATTCCGTTTAAAGTATTGCTGGTAATACCAGTATAAGTAATTAATTCAGAGTCAACTAGAATGGTACCTGCAGCAGTAAAATCTGTGGTGCTAACTAAATCAATATCGGTTCCTGATCCTCCCGTACCATAGGCATCATTAAGCAGTGCTCCATCTAACGTTGTAGAAATAATAGGAATAGTTGTG